CAGATGTGGATCTAGGAAGTGTAGAAGAGAACAAGAGGTTATTTATGTTAGTATGCTGGATGATAGAAAAGAAGTTAATAGAAGTAGGACAGGTTATAGATGAAAAGAATTATTCCTGGATCCACATTTCCCTTCCTGGTAAACACAAGAACCAGGTTTTACATATAAACTAGATAATATTATGAGTGACTTAAAAGAGAAATTAAGAGAGAGTTATAATGAGTACAGTAAGGAAGTAATAGATTATATGGATAATCTGGTTACTGTACTCTTGAATAAGTATGGTGAGATAGATCCAGCTTGGACTGTATCCCTTGAACTTATTGCATTTAACTATGACATTATTAAGAAGTGCCAGAAGGACATTAAGAAGAATGGATTGGAGAAGTGTGATGCAAGGGGTAGAATGAGTAAGAATCCTTGCTTGATGGTATGTAACCAGGCACAACAAAACCTTATTAAGTTCCTTAATGCATTTGGATTGAACATTTCTTCTGCAAGTAAGATTAAGGATATGGTAAGTGATGATGATGGGTTTGAAGACCTGTTAGAATAAGGAATTAACTTAAATTATGATTGACTATTCAAAGATATATGTACAATATGCTGATGATATTTTAAATGGTAAGATTACTTCTTGTGAGGCAATAAAACTTGCTTGCAAGAGGTTCTTTTCCTGGTTTGATAGGGATGACATATACTTTGATTATGATGATGTAGATAGGAAGATAAGGGTAGTTAGTAGGTTAAGACACAGTACAGGTGAGCACAACAACAAACCCTTTATAATGTTACCCTGGCAGCAATGGGTTACTGCTAATATCTTTGGGTGGAAGTACAAGGAGACTGGATTAAGGGTAACAAAGAATGTTCTTTTACTTATTAGTAGAAAGGCTGGTAAGACAGCTTTTGCAAGTGCATTAGGTATTCTATGTGCTATTGCAGATGAAGAGAATGCAGCAGAGGTGGAACTGGTTGCTAACAGCAGGCACCAGGCACACATTGCATTTGAGATGACTTCCAATTTCTGTGAGTCAGTAGATAAGAAGAATAAGATATTCAAGAGATACAGGGACAGTATTACTATTCCCAGGACCAAGAGTAAGATCCAGGTATTGAGTAGTGATGCAATGGGAAATGATGGTTATAACTCTTCCTGTTTTATACTAGATGAACTTCATGCAGCAAGGAATTGGGACTTGTACAATGTAATGAAGTCCAGTCAGGGTATGAGAAAACAACCACTTGGTATAGTAATATCAACAGCCGGTTATTTACTTAATGGATATCCATGTTATGAATACAGGATTACAGCTCTGGATATATTGAAGGGAAATAAAGAAGATGATGCACAATTCTCTGCTATCTATGAACTTGATGATGGAGATGATTGGCAGGATGAGAATAACTGGATAAAGTGTAATCCTTCTTTGGGACACACAGTTTCTTATACCTATATGAGAGATGAAGTAAGAGCTGCCATAAATAACAGTGCATTGGAAGTAGGTGTAAGGACAAAGAACTTTAACCAGTTCTGCCAGAGTAAGGATATATGGATCCCTGATAATTACCTTACAGACAGTTTTGAAACAGTAGATTTAGAAGAATTGAGGGATGAAGACTGTTATATGGGAGTGGATTTAAGTGCTATTTCAGATATTACAGCAGTTTCTTTACTCTTCCCACCTAACCCAGACAGGAATTACCACCCAGATAAGTACATATTTAAGACCTTAATGTACATTCCAGAGAGTACAATGTATGAGAGTATTAACTGTGAGTTGTACAAACTATGGAAGAGACAGGGATATGTTAAGGTTACTTCTGGTAATGTAGTGGATTATGATGAGATATTGAGGGATCAGTTAGAGATATACCAGACTACTTATGTACTTGGAGTATTCTATGATGAATGGAATGCACAGAGTTGGGCCATTAATGCAACAGCAGAAGGTCTTCCTTTATACCCTTACAGTCAGGCACTTGGAAATTTCAACAAACCTACAAAGACATTTGAGATGTTAGTAAGACAGGGAAAGGTAATTATAGATTACAACCCTGCTGTTAGATGGTGTTTTAACAATGTAGAGTTGAAAGTAGACTGGAATGAGAACTGTAAACCTGTTAAAGCAGGTAAAGACCAGAATAAGAAGATAGATCCTGTTATATCTATGTTACAGGCATTAGGTGGATACTTAAACAGGACAATGGTAGGTATATCAGATGGTGAAGTATTGTCTGTATAAACTGAAAATACAATTTACATAAATATAGTATGAAAATATTTAATTTAGAAATAAAGAGAAGGGATAATCAGGTACAGGAACAGTTACCTACTGAACCAGCAGCAACTTCTGTAATATTTGCTGGTTATAAGTTTGAGGGTGCTCCTGATTCATTATCTGCTTTCTTTGGTGCAACAGAACTTATATCTAATGGTGTTGCACAGTTACCAATATTAGTTAAGAGGGATGGTCAGGTAGATAAGAACCACCCTGTAAATCTTCTTTTCAAGGGTGCTCTCATAAGTAAGTTCAACTTTATGAAGGTCTTGATTACAGACCTGATTATACACGGTAATGGATATGCATATATAGAAAGGGCTGCTGATGGAACACCTGTTAATCTTATTTACTGTGAGTATGGTTCAGTAAATATGAATTATGACAGTAAGAAACAGGAGATCTACTACAATATTCCATTCTTGAAGAGAGGTAAGATTGAAGACATTGATGTTATACACTTCTATAAGAACAGTAAAGATGGTGTTAAGGGTATTGCCCTTACCAGTTATGCTAATTCTGTAATTAAACTATCCCAGGCAACTGATAAAGCAGCAAGTAAGTATTACAGTTCAGGTTGTGCTTTACAGGGTGCTTTAACTATAAAAGGTTCAAGAAGGGGTTCAAAAGAACAGGCAAGACAGGCATTTCAGGAGACACACGGAGATAGAGGTAGTGGTTTAGTTATCCTTGATGATGATATGACCTATACTCCTATTTCTTCAAATGCTAATGACAGTCAGATGTTGGAAGCAAGGTCTTTTAATGTCTGTGAGATTGCAAGATACTTTAATATTAACCCTATTCTACTTGGAGATAAGAGTGGTGCAAGTTTCTCTGAGATAGAAGCAGCAAATATTGAGTTTGTAACCCACACTCTTCAACCATACATAACAATGATTGAAGATGAATTCAACAGGAAACTTGTTAAACCTTCTGAAAGTGATCACATTGTTATTGACATTGATGAAAGATTCCTTATGAAGGGAGATATGAAGACTACTGCTGATTATCTTCAGAAACTTACTTCTTGTGGTATTATGAGTATCAATGAAGCAAGAGCACAGTTAGGTTTATCTCCTATTGATGGTGGTGATGAACATATTATATCCTATACAAAGATAGAGGATAACAAGATAAATAATAATAAAGAAGAAGAGTGAGTGAGTGGAAGGAAATAATCTTACCAAAAGGATGTCAATATGTTTGGGCTGTAATTTATATGTGGAGAAACAAGATAAATGGTAAAATTTATATTGGACAGACTATAAATGAAAGGGATAGACATAGTAGACATATATCTTGCTCTTATAATCCAAATTCAAGAGGATATAATTATCATTTACACAGAGCAATCAGAAAATATGGTGTTGAGAATTTTGATTATATAATTCTTCAAAAACATTATTTACCTAAACCATTAGTTAGACAAATTCTTAATAAGATGGAGTCATATTATATAGAATACTATGATTCTTTCAAAAATGGATACAATATGACAAAAGGTGGAGATGGTGTTAATGGAAGAGTTATAACACCAGAAGAGAGAAAACACCATTCTGAAATGTTAAAAGGAAGGTTTACTGGTAGTAATAATCCTTTTTATGGTAAAAGCTGGACTAAAAGACAGAGAGAAACAAATCAACATAAGGTAGAAAAGTACACAATGGATGGTGAATTTGTTGCAGAGTATGAATCATTAAATGAAGCAGCAAAATCTGTTGGAAAGACACATTCTGGTAATATTTCAAATTGTTGTTCTGGTAAAAGAAACTTTGCTTATGGATATAAGTGGAAATACAAAAATTAATAAATAATAAAGATGGATAAGTTATATTTTAGAACTGAAATAGATCCACTTGCAGAATCACAGGAATCAAGAACTATATCTGGTGTTGCTGTTGTCTTTAATAAGTGGAGTAGAGATTTAGGTGGTTTTAAAGAGAGAATCTTACCAGGAGCAATTACACAAGAACTTGTTTCATCAAGTGATGTTATTGCAAACTGTGAGCATGATTCTAAAAACTTTATGATGGCCAGATGTAAACAAGGTCAAGGAACACTTAAACTTGAATTAAAAGAAGATGGTTTACATTTTTCTTTTGAAGCACCTACAACTGATAAAGGTGATGAACTTCTTTATCACATAAGAAATGGTAATCTTGATGAATGTTCAT